ATGACAGCTTAGGTGGAGTGACTTGGACCAGGACAGGGGTAGGTACTTATGAGGGGTACTTAGATGGCTTTGAGCCTTCATATATATCTAGCACTAATGTGCCTACTATAATGATTAGCAATGTTAACTTTGACGGAGTAATATCAGCTCAATACTCAACAAGCTCAAACAGCGTATCAGTAACCACCACTCAAATAGGGATAGGCTTTGTAGATGGATACTTAGACGGCACCACAATAGAAATTAAATACTACATATAATGAACGAAGTAGAAATACCTATAAAAGTATCAGGCCTTGGTGCCATTAAAGCAGAACTAAAAGCACTCAAAGGTGAGATAGCTAATGCTACAGATCCTGCAGATATTGCTAGGTTATCACAGGCAGCAGGTGAGCTATCTGATAAGATAAAGGATGCTAATGAGTCAGTAGCTGTCTTTGCAACAGGCTCAAAATTTGAGCAGGTAAGTAATGGATTAGGTGGTATTAAAGATAGCTTAATGAGCCTAGACTTTGAAGAGGCAGCAAGTAAAGCTAAGACATTCTCTACAGCTATGAAGGGAGTGGATCCAAAAATGATAACTGCAGGTATGGGAGCTTTGACTAAGACAGTAACTACTTTAGGTAGTACATTCTTAAAGCTAGGAGCTCAGTTACTTATTAACCCTATATTTTTATTGGTGGCTGTAATAGTTGCTATTGTGGTAGCTATTGTTTTGGTGATGAAAAAATTTGGTATGCTTCAGGTAGTAATAGATGCCTTAATGCTTCCTCTTAATTTGCTTATTAAAGGCTTTGAGATGCTAACCGATTGGATGGGACTTACTGATAATGCAGGTGAGGAGATGGGCAAAAATGAGCTTGAAAGAATAGATGAGCAAATAGCTGCCAACGAAAAGAAATCTCAAATCTTAGGTGATGCTAACAAAAAAGAGATGGGTGACTATGATAGGAAAATTGCTTTGGCGAAAGCTGAGGGTAAGGATACCTATGAACTATCTAGGGCTAAGATAAGAGCATCCATTGCTTACCAAACAGAACAGATAAAAACTGCAATGCTTACAGTAAAACAAATGAAGCTAAACATAGCTGAACTTGCTACATTAAACATATCAGAAGAAGATAGAAAAAAAGCTTTAGATGCATCTACTAAGGCAATGAATGATGCTAATAAAACTATCAATGAGATGGGTGAGGCTAGGAGAAATAGCCTTAATGAATATAAGATACTTGAGATAGAGCAGCAGAAGAGAGATGCTGAGAAGCCTAAGAATGAAAAGAAAGGTACAGCAGGAACTAAAAATACTTTAAAGGAAAGGCTAGATGATATCAAAGCACACAATGCTGATAAATTAAAACTAGAGGATGAGACAACTAAAGGGCTATTAGCTTTATTAGAGAACGGTATAGATAAAGATATTGCCATCAGAAACCAAGCCTTTGCTGACTACCAAAAAACTTTTATAGATGAGAGATTAAAGAAAGAGATAGAGGGATTAGATAAGCAATTTTTAGCAAAGAAATTAACAGAGGATCAGTACAATGCCAAGCTAGCTGAACTAAGACTAACAGCCACTACTAAACTAAGTGCAGATGAGTTAGTTATCCTAGCTAATGCAGAGGCATTAAAGAATAAAGAAATACAAGCTATAAAAGATACCTATGCTCAGAACTTAATCAATGGTGATTTAATGATCGCTGATGCTAAGTTTAATGCAATGGCAGAAGGCTTTGAAAAAGAACAGTTAGCACAAGCTGAGGGATATAATAAGCTAAGAGCAGATGCACTGGCTAACATCACTTTAACAGCTGAACAGAAAGCAGAACTAGTAGCTATCTATGATGAGCAGGAGAGAGCACAGAAGGCTGCACAAGAAGCAGAAAGGGTAAAGGCTCAGCAGGATCTATTGCTATCTATGCAGGATGAGGTAACTAAACAAAAGGCAGCAGAGGAAGCTCAGTATCTTTTAGATATAGAAACTGCCAACGGTAACTATGAGACCTTAGAAGCTCTAGCCAAAGCTCATGCAGATAGATTAGCTAACATAGATATAGAGGCATCTAATGCTAAGGTAGCAGAAGCACAAAAAGAAAGGGATGCTAAGCTAGGATTTGCTAAGGATACGGTGGATGGGCTTACTAACTTAGGAGGCATGTTAATCAAAGACCAAAAGAAACTAGAGAAATTTAACAAGGCCAGTGCTCTTATTCAAATTGGTATTGATACTGCTAAGGCAATAAGTGCTTTAGTAGCAGCTGCTAATACTAACCCAATGAATGCTGTTACTGCAGGTGGTGCAGGTATAGCACAATTTGCTGCAGGTATTATTCAGATTGCTACCAACGTAGCTAAGGCTAAACAGATACTATCATCTCCAGGTGCAACCCCATCAGCAGGTGGTGGAGGTGGTGATGCAGGTGGAGGAGGAGGTGGAACTGCTGCAGCCACAGCTTTACCTCAGGCAGCACAATTATTTGGCAGTGCTAATACAGGTGGTACCATGAGTGCAGGGGGTGGATCTAGTAGCTCATCTATGACTGTAACAGCTGTAGTATCTGAGACTCAAGTAACATCCACACAACAAAAAATAAACCGTATAAATAAATCAGCAGAACTATGAACAGTCTACAAGCCATAACAAACCACATCATTGCTTTTTACACAGCACATAAGCAAGTATTTAAAGTAGGCAGTGACTTTAAAGAACAGCTTTATAACTTTGCTACTCAAGATGAGAAGTATCCCCTGGTATATATTGTGCCTAGTGGAGTGATCCCAACTGAGAACACTACAGAGTTTAGCTTTGATATATACTGTTATGACATCATCCAAAAGGATAGAGCTAACATCATCACAATTCTAAGTGATACGCAACAGATCCTAAATGATTTGTACATCTATTACATGGATAGCACTGATTATAGCTTTGATGTAGTGGGAGTGCCTACCTTTACACCCCTTAACAATGATCTACTAGATTACGCTGCAGGGTATCAGATGAGTATCACTCTTACAGTAAATGATTGGACTGATTGTGCTGTGCCGATTTAAACATTTCACTTTGATAATATAATATAGGTATGGCTAATGGATGGTGGGGTGATTGGAGGCCCTCTTTACCTGCTCACACAGGAGACTTACAGGCAACAGATTTGATAGAGTGTACTTCCATTATAGGAGGGCTTCCTGTCAATACTGCTATTACAGGTACTCAAATAATAAACGCTGCTAGTGGTGGTAGTGCAGTATGGGGTGGTATTACAGGAACGCTATCAGCTCAGACTGATTTGCAAACGGCATTGAATGCTAAACAAAATAATCCGATACTATATTGCTCATCTGCTACTACAGTAGTAACAGGTACAACTAATGAAACTTTGATAGCTTCTGTGCCTATACCTACCACAATAAGTAATGCAATGCTTCGCTCATCTTTTACTGTAAGAGTAACTACATTAGGTGCAGCTGCTCCTAGAAGTAGAATAAGAATAGGAACTTTTGCTTCTCCTACACTTGCACAAATAACAGCCTCTACTATTATAGCAACTAATGCTATAGGTAGTTTAGGCATGGCATCTATATATAGGACTATGCCTGTAATAGGAGGTGCTTCAGGAAGTATAAAAGCCTTTGCAACAGGAAGTAATGCTAATGCAGACTATGGGCAGTTAGCTGCGTTTGATGTGGTACTAAGAAATTTCACTACTCAGCAGTACTTATACTTTACAATTACTAATAACACAGTAGCAGCACAAACTGAATGCTATGGCTTACTAGTAGAAAACATACAATAATGGGTAGATACGCAAACACCGGTGAATTTAATGTGCTATATCCTACTAGGAGAAGGATGGCAACTATATTGAAACGTATATTAAGAAATGATATAGTAGATGGTGAAGGTACCTTAGTAGAAAGTATAAGGATCAATGCTAAGATTACAGGCTTTGAAAAGCTAGAGATACAGATAATAGCTATGTATTATTTTATCTTTTTAAATAACGGTGCTTTTTTATGGAACGGTGGTGTAATTACTCCTAGGGATTACGTAGCACAATTCACAGCTGAGCTAAACTCTGCAGGTATCACTGCTGAGATATACTCACAATATACTGAATGGCTTACTAAGAAATTTCCTATACTAGATGTGGTAGAGGTGCTAGAAAAAAATCAAAGAATAGTTTATACATTTGAAGCATTAGATCCTCCTGCAGGATTTACACCTGGCTTCCCCTTAGATGTCTAATTCTTTTTTCATACCCATCATATTGAATACGTAGGTAAGGGGTAGCCCTCCTATCTTATCAGACTTAGTAAGGTCATTATTACATAGGCCGTATATCATACGCTCCCAACTCCACTTGCTATCTTTCTTAGTATCCTCCTCATCTTTCAACTCTTCAGGTGTGAGCTCTGCTTTCTCTTCTGCTGTTAGCTCAGGTAACTCATCACCTTGAAATAAGTTTTGGTACACCTTAACAAAGTTTTCTCTAAACTTTAAAAACTCATTAATGATACCATAAACATCTGTGATGGGTAGATCTAAAAACTTCTCAGCTCTAATAGTGCAATCATATTCATAAGGCTCTAGCACCTCCTCACCCCACTCATTTACTTTGCTTTGCCTGTAAAGGATACCACATATATTAGCAAGGTTTTTAATGTAGTTAGTGGTGAAATAATAGTCCAGATCTATGTACTCATAAAGACAAAGTTTACTAAAGGGCTTAGCCTTCATACCTAGAAGCTCTGACTTGTATTTATTGGATGGCTGTGATAGTGCCCATTTGCACTCATCTATATAACCTTTAAGCTCATCTATATCCATATCCTCAATAGACTCAGGGGGCTCATCTGTGATGATAGAAAGTATCTCACTATTATAATGATAAGCCCCTAGCTCTTTGTCTATCTCAGCTATCTCTATAAACTGCTCAAGAGTTACTTCACTCCACTGCTTCGGTAGGTACATCCTCCACTTGATTTTTTACCTTGTTAGCAACAAACATAATGTAAGGGATGCAAATCTCAGCTTTCAATTTTCTTATGTGCTTAGACTTTAACTTAAGGTGAGCTTCTGCATAGTGCTCTGCTTTGGTAAGGTGATCTGCTTTAAACATTACAGCCATCATATCTGATATGTACCCCTTCTGTTTATGGATGGCTATCTTTTCTATTAGCTTAGTTTCTCTTACTGTTAGCTTTAGCTCTGCAGTATATGTAAAGCCATCTAGCTCTAGGGTAGTTACAGCTTCCTGATTTGCCAATGGATCCTGTGCAGAATTAAACTCTTTAACAATCTCTATAAATTCTGAGATATCAAAATCAAAGAACTCCTTTTCAGGGATCCCTAAATACTCAAAGATTTGCAGATGCCTATCCACAGGATCTATCTCTTTATTATTGTTAATATCTGTAATTGCTTCAAACTGCTCAATAGTCAGCTCTTCAATTTTGTTGGGGATCTCCCTTCCTAAAATAGTTACCATAGTTAATTTTTTTACAAATATAAGAATTAATATAATATAGGTATGGCAAAAGATAATTTACCAGTTTACAAAATTACTATAGATCCTGAATACTCTGAAAATGGGGAGGACTTGGGTATAGAGCAAATAGCTTTTACATCCACTCCTGCCATTAAAGTAATGGGTATGGCTTTCAATAGCCAGGTTAAGCCTATGATATTTACAGATGATCTTAAGTATCGTATAGTAGCACCTGCTCTTATCCCTATGGAGATCTATCGCAAAGATGATGAGGATGGTAAAGAGTACTATGTTAAGTTTACTATTGAGGAAATAGAGAAAATTCATGCAAAGTTTATGAGAGACATGTCTAATAAAGACTTGTTTAATCTAGAGCATGATACTGATAAGACTGTACCTGCTTATGTACTTGAAGCTTGGATAGTAGATACACCCAAAGAGGATAAAGCTTATTCTAGTTTTGGGATAGAGGTACCTGAGGGCACTCTAATGGTTACAGCACAGGTAACAGATAAAGAGTACTATGCTCAACTGGTAGCAGATGGGCAGGTAGGTTTCAGCATAGAGGGATATCTAGGCATGAAGCTCAAAGAACAGCAACAACTTAAACTAAATAATATGAATAAATTACCTGATGGTGAACACTTAATTGACGGCAAAATCTACGTTGTGGTTGATGGTGAGATCACTGAAATTAGAGATGAAGAAGTAGTAGTAGAAGAAGAGGCAATGTCTGATACTGTAGTAGAAGAAGAGGAAGTAGTAGAAGAGGAGACTATGGCTGTAGATCCTGCATTAGATGCTGAGGCAATACTAGAGATAGTACGCCCATTAATTACTGAACAAGTAGATGCACTTGTGGCTATGATAGCTGATTTAAAAAATCAGTTTGAAGAGTCCCTAGTTACTGAAACAGAAGAGGAGACAATGGAGGAGGCTGTAAAGATGAGCGTACAGCAAAAATTAAGTAAATTCAATAAATTTAATAATCAATAAACAAAAAAACAAACAATGAGAAAACTAAGATTTGATTTAAACATCGATGCTTCTGCATTATTAGCACCAAACGCTGATGCATTCTATGCACAGGCTTACCTTTCAGGTAGTGAAATTCCTGATAACTTCCGTACTTTACCTGGTATCAAGTACAAAACTAAAATTGGTACAGTTACTTTTGGTACAGGCTTACTAGCTACTAGCCCTTGTAACTTCCCTAACCTTAACACTGATGACTTAAGCTCTCATGAAGTAGACGTATGTGCTCTTTCTGCTATGGCACAAGTTTGTCAATTTGACTTAGAGCAGTCTTTTGTATCTTTGCAAATGGCAGCAGGATCAAATGGTGATTTCACAGTAGCTTCTTTCTTTAACTTTTACTGGTCTGAGATGGCTAACGCTATTGCAGGACAAATTGAAGCATTAAGATGGCAAGGTGATGTATTATCTGTTAACCCACAACTTGCTTTATGTGATGGTTATGAGAAAGGATTAGCTGCTTCTGTATTAGCAGGTGATGTTATCAATGGTGGTACAGGTGCTATCACTACTTTTACAGGTGTAGCTGGATTAGGTGCAAAATTAGCAGCTGCTTTTGCTTTAGTACCTGCAGCTATTGCTTCTAGAACTGCTGACTTACGTATCTACATGCCTACTCAATTAGTTAATATCTACCGATTAGGTGTAGCTTCAGGTAACACTAATGCATACATCACTCAGGATTTAGCTTTGACTTACTTAGGTATCAAAATCGTTCTTTGTCCAGGGATGTCAAACAACAAATTTGTAATCACTTTAAAAGACAACCTTATCTATGCATTTGATGGTGAAGGTGACTCTTCAGACTTACGTGCTGTAAACTTAGCAGATACTGTTGCTGAGCCAGTGATCAGAACACGTGCTAACATGAAAGTAGGATTTAGCTTTGTTAACCCTACAGATATCGTTTACTACGCTTAATATTCACTCATAGAGGGGAGCAATCCCCTTTATATAAAACTTTATAATCATGCCAACATGTCAAGCCCTCGAGGCCATTTTAAAAAGTTGCGATAATAACAGTGGGGGTATCTATGGTATATGGATTAACCAACAGGATGAGATCGCTTCTATCACACCAACAGACCCCTCTGCAGGTGCAGGATGGTCTATCACAAATATCACTTTAAGTGGTCTTACTTTGTTTGAAAACTATTACATCCGTAGAAACACCTCTAGCTTTACAGAAGAGGCTGCTATAGATTTAGTTAATGGATCATCTTTTGTTACTCAGACTATTGCTTTAATGTTTCACAGACGTGAGGCAGATAAGTCTAGAGCTATCAAAATTTTGGGATCAGGACAACAGTATCTTACTGCTGTAGTATTAGATGCTAATGGTAAGTATTGGTACTTCCCTTACTTGCAAGTTTCTGCAGTAGCTGAAGGATCAGGAACTGCTAGAGCAGATGGTAGTAAATATGCCGTTACTTTGGTAGCTGAAAATGAATATCTAGCTTATGAGGTTACTATGACTACTGGTGCTTTAGCTGCTATCGGAATTTCTTAATAGACTTAATACGCTTAAATTAGCCCTACAATTAGTGGGGCTTTTTTTATTTCTAAACATTTGACTAACATCATATAATATAGGTATGATATACATTGAACAGGGAGTGATTAACCAGGTGGTGCTAACCTTAACAGAGGTTACTACTGTATCTACCCCTCACTATCTCTTTGCTTTCACTAATGAAATGAATACTACTAGTGTACCTCAGCTATTTACTACTGCAGATACTAGCTTATGGCCTGAACGGTACAATCTTTTTGTACTTAATGAGCCTGTAGACATCACATTATTGCAAGGGCAGTTTGTTTATCAAATTTATGAGAGCTCAGTACCCTATGTTTTACCTTTAACTATTGCACAAACCACAGGTGTAGTAATAGAAGAGGGTAGAATGGTGGTAAGTGGGCCAGTAGGCACCTCAATATACGATTAAATATGGCATGGTATAATAATTTTTTTAAGAAAGAAAGCACAGGGCCAGAAATGGTGGAGGGATACCAATCTTTCAGCACCCCTTTCTTACCAGTAGGTAAAGGCGATTTGTCACTACCCTATGTAAATGGTAGATATAGTACCAATATGTGGGTGAGATTTGGTTCGGACAATCTTTTTAGTCAACTACTTAATCAGATGTACTTTTCTAGTCCCTTACACGGGGCAATATGTGATTATAAAACCAATGCAGTTATTGGTGGTGGCTTTGCTTTAGCGACTGACAAGTTAACAACTCCCGAGAAATTGGAGTTATATATGTTTGAGAGAAAAACGAAATTAAAACATACAGTAAAAGCAGTAACTAGACAGCTAATAGTACACAATAGAATATACTTTAAGCTATGTTTTGATAGTACTAAAAAATTAGTTAAGATAGAAAATATATCACCTGAGAAAGTAAGGATTTCTAGGTACAAAGATATGTACTATATCTGTGAGGACTGGAGTACTAACATTGATGTAAAAGAAATTAAACCTTACCACGTTACATGCTCAGACTATGAGCAGTTATATTGCTATGAGATTAAATCACTAGGGCAGGATTACTACTCACTACCACAATACACCTCAGCTTTAAACTTTGCTTTCCTTAGTGGTGAGCTTAGCTACTTCGCTAAATCTAATATCCAAAATTCTGTTTTTCCATCCTTTGCTATGATGTTTCCTAAGAGGCCACAATCAGAAGAGGAGAAGCACATGATTAAGGAAACTATTGATCGTATGAAAGGGGCTGCTAATGCAGGTAAAGCTGTTGCATTTTTTGCTAATAGCCAGGATCAGTTACCTAAGATAGAAAGCCTACCTACAAATGGTAATGATAGTTTATTTAAGGAAGCCTCACAGCTTAATACTGAGCAGATTTGTTTTGCTCACACTATAGATCCTATCTTAATGGGTATACGTACTACAGGATCACTTGGAGGTGGTGCAGATATTAAGCAGGCTTATGTGATATTTGAAAAGAATGTAGTAATGGAGCTGAGAGGATGTGTGATGGCTATCTTTAATGAGCTATTAACAATAGCTAAGATCCCTGCAGAATTTACTATCAATAACTTTCAAATAATAGATGAGTCTATAGTAGAACTTGAAGGGGATGCTTCTAGAATAAACAACTTAATAAGTGCTATGCACCCTACTGTAGCTCAAAAGATATTAGATAATATGACACCTGATGAGATAAGAGCTTTAGCTGATTTACCACCACTTACTAACACCCCTGCATAATGCTATACTTCATAACAGAAACATACTTAAAAGTAAATACACCCATCACTGCTAATGTGGATGTAACAGATGTTACACCATACATAGCTACTCAGGCAGCACTAAGGATACAGCCTATTTTAGGCACTACTTTCTATAACCACATGCTCACAGCTTACAATGCTCAGACGCTTACACCTGATGAGATAGATCTAGTGGAGTTTATACAGCCAGTGATAGCTTGGAGAAGTGCTGAGGATGCAGTTTTCGGATTAACCTACCAACTTAAAAACAAAGGATTACAAACACAATCAGGTGATTACTCTGCATCTGTATCACGTGCTGAGGTAGCTTTTGGTATGGAGCACTATGCACAGAAGGCTAGCTTTTTTGAGCAGAGATTAATCAGATGGCTACTAGCTAATAAAAATTTGTTTCCTATATTCATATCTACCACTAACCAGGATACTGATCTACGGCCTATGTTTAATAACTGCAGCTGTATCACGCAATGGCAAACAGTATGCACTGGTATGTGTGGTAACCTTAGAGAGAATGGATATAATAACAGCATACTAATACTATGAGACTACAGTTAGCCATCTTATTAGCAACTATTAAACAATCTTTTACACAATTATTAACAGTGGTAGGAGCTTTCTTTTTACCTATCTCAGGTATACTATTTTTAATTGGATTTGCTATTGTGGTGGATACTATTACAGGTATTTGGAAGGCTAAGAAATTAAAGATAGCTATAACATCTAGGAAGCTATCCACTATCATATCTAAAATGATGCTTTATGAGGTGGCTGTAATTGGTTTCTACCTGATAGATTATTTTATTCTTAATGATATTATTTTAAAGTTTTTCTCAGTGCCTTTAATGCTAACAAAAATACTTAGCCTTATCCTGGTGAGCATAGAAGTGATGAGCATAAATGAAAATTACAAAGCAGTAAAAGGAATAGACATTTGGCAGGGTATGAAAAACCTTTTTGCCAGGGCTAAAGAAATTAAAACAGATCTAAATGGACTTAGACATAACGAAGATAGTACAACACCGTCTATCTAAAGATCAATACGTAGATGAGCTTACTGATAAGAGACAAATCTATCTGCACCATACAGCAGGTGGACCAGATGCACTATCAGTAGCTAAATTCTTTAATCAGCAAGTAGGAAGGGTAGCCACTGCTTTTATTATTGGTAGTAAGGGTACAATAGTGCAGTGCTTCAGCTCTAAAAATTGGGCTTATCACCTGGGATTAAAACAGGAAGTATTTAGTGAGGCAGGAGTAACTTACAGGAGCTTGGATAGATTATCTGTAGGGATAGAGATCTGTAACTATGGACCATTAACTAAAAAGAATGGCTACTACTATAACTATGTAGGTGGCAAAGTAGATTACACCCAACTAACTATCTTAGACAAACCATACAAAGGGCACATCTATTGGCAAATGTACACAGATGCACAAATAGAGAGCACCCGGCAGCTTCTAGTTTACCTTTGTGATCAGTACAATATCCCTAGAGATTACTTTGCTAGTATCTTTGATATAGACAAACGTGCTTTGAGGGGTGAGCCAGGTATATTTACTCACAATAGTGTGAGACATGATAAGAGTGATATCTACCCATGCCCACGTATGATAGCAATGCTAGAGAATTTATGAGATATATCCTACCAATTATAGCACTATGCCTATTA